CGGCCATTCCATACCTGCGGATACTGCGGCTCGATGCANCCNACNGAGCTGGNCGAAGCGCTGGCCGCNGGAGCGCANACTGGAGATGGCGGACCAGAANTACGGCTNNCCGCACAAGTTCTACGTCGACGGCGCCCCGAACCGCTTCGCAGGAGAGATGGAGATCCGCAGCGGGCGACAGGAGGCCGGAGTATTCACACCCGGACCAGCAGAACCGGCAAAGGCCACGGCATACGGCAAGTTCTACACCGTTCACCTCCTCGACGCGACCCCGGAGGAAAAGTTGATCCTCGAACTCCGCATGGGCTTCCACCTCGACGTCCGGATGGAGGAGGTCTGTGGCACGCCGCAGCAGCGACTGTACGCCCGCCGCCTGCAGCCAGAAGAATACAACCGGCAGCAAATGGAGGCAGCCACGGCGCTCCCGGCGGTGACGACGACCGTGACGCTGTAGGGGCACGCTGCAAATCACCACGATATGGTACGTAGTTATAGGTAAAAGATAGGAAAACTCTACCAAACGAGAAAGTAAAGTGCCGGTTGCCCACGGGGATGACACCCACGATATGGTAAACAGGGGCACCGGCACGGGAGAACAAGATGGCAACGAAGAAGACAGAAGCGGTCGTCACGCCCGACGTCAAGAAGCCCCGAAAGAAGCCGAACAAGAAGAAGGTGCTTCCGCCCGGCGTCAAAGATGGTCGACCGACGAAGTATAACGACGAGGTCGTCTCGAAGATTCTCTCGTTCGTCAGGGCAGGAAACTACATCGAAACAGCAGCCGTCGCCGCCGGGATCAGCAAGGAAACCCTCTATGAATGGCTACGCCGGGGAGCGAAAAAAGAGCAGCCATTCAAAAACTTTTCTGACGCCTGCGAAAGAGCGATGGCCGAAGCGGACATGATCGACCTCAGCGACATCTCCAAAGCCGCCCGCGCCGGGTCATGGCAAGCCGCCGCCTGGCGCCTCGAACGCCGCAACCCGAAGCAGTTTGGCCGCACGACAGAAGAGACTGAGCGCACCGTCAAGGTGACCGTCTCCGACAACGACGGCAAGAAGACCACCTTCACCATGAGCGACATCTATCACGGCATGAAGAAGGCAGCCGATGCCGAGTAGCATCATCCCGCCGAAGTTCGTCCACCTCTTTGAGCCGCACCGCTACAAGGTCTATTACGGTGGCCGAGGCGGAGCCAAGAGCTGGGCATACGCCCGCGCCCTGCTGATCATCGCCAAGCAATACCCCGTACGCATCCTCTGCGCCCGCGAATTCCAGACCTCCATCACCGACTCCGTCCACCGCCTCCTCTGCGACCAGATATCCGCCCTCGGCTTCGATCGGGACTTCACGCCCGGACGCTCGGTCATCAAGAGCCGCTCCGGTGCCGAGTTCATGTTCGAGGGGTTGCGCCACAACATCAAGGAGATTAAGTCCAAGGAAGGTATCGACATCTGCTGGGTCGAGGAGGCCGAATCAGTCAGCAAGGAGTCATGGGACATCCTGATCCCGACGATCCGCAAAGACGGCAGCGAGATATGGATCAGCTACAACCCGATGGAAGAGGAAGCGCCGACGCACCAAAGATTCGTCGTCAAGCCGCACCCGGACAGCATCGTCGTCAAAGTGAACTGGTCCGACAATCCCCACTTCCCGGAAACGCTGAACCGGGAGCGACTACATCTCAAGTCCATCGATCCAGAGGGCGCCTACCTCAACGTCTGGGAAGGCGAAACGCTGACGCTGACCGACTCCATCATCTTCAAGGGGAAATATGTCATCGACACCTTCGACACCCCGGACGACGCCCGGTTCTTCTACGGAACGGACTGGGGATTCGCCGAAGACCCGACCACGCTCAACCGCTGCTTCGTCAAGGACAACATCCTCTACATTGACTACGAGGCCAACGGCGTCGGCGTCGAACTCGATGAAATCCCCGATCTGTTCGATGCCGTGCCGGGGAGCCGCGACTGGCCGATCAAGGCCGACTCCTCGCGACCAGAGACGGTCAGCCACGTCCGCAAGAAGGGATTCCGCATCCAGGGCGCCAAGAAGTGGGCCGGGTCGGTCGAGGACGGCATCACCTACCTGCGCTCGTTCAAGAAGATCATCATCCACCCACGCTGCAAGCACACCGCTGATGAATTCCGCCATTACTCGTACAAAGTCGATCGCAAGACCGGCGATATCCTGCCGATCATCGTGGACGCCTTCAACCACCATATAGACGGCATCCGCTACTCACTGGACGGATACATTCACAAGGGAGCAACCGCCTTCGCCGACTTCGCCGAGGAGGCAAGGAACGCGGCAGGAAACAGCACCAGCCACGAATGGCAGCAGGTCGGCACGGGACGCGCCTACAAATGCACCTGCTGTGGCATCGCGGTGATGACCAAAGCCAACACGACGCCGCAAGAAGTGGCGGAGAAACAGGGATGGAAGGAGTGCAAGAAATCATGACGCCGACCAGCAAAACAAAGAAGGTCTGGGATGAGGTGACAGCCAACCGGGCGAAGCTAGACGGCTGCAGCCGCCACAACTTTGTGCCTGTCGACATCGTAGGCACCACATTCGCATGGACGTCGTATCGATGCGCCAACTGCGGAGGGACCGTCGACGCTATCGCCCACGCATGGTACCAACGGGGAATCCAGCACGGGACATGGCCGAACCTCGTCGCCCCAGCGCAGTACGAAGACCCGGCACCGGGATGGGAAGACCCGAAGCTGCCCGACATGCAACTCATCTGGAAGCTGGCGCGACAGGCTGGCTACGCGGTCGGCATCCACGGCTCGCTCAAGCGCGACTTCGACCTGATCGCCGCACCGTGGACGGACAAGGCCGTAGGAAATGCCGATCTGGTCGCCCACCTCTGCGCCGGNCTCAACGCGGTTAGAATCGGAGGGCCAGAGCACAAGCCCCTTGGCCGGGTCGCCGTCACGCTGCAAATCGACGGCTACATCAAGCCGATCGACCTCAGCATTATGCCAAGGAGCCAGTCATGACCAACACCGAACTCGGAGACAACCTGATCGCCCTCGGCACGCTGCTCAAGGACGACAACGCCACGATCCAGCAAGTCACCGCCGCAGCCATCAAGTGCGGCCTCATTTTCCACTTCGACGTCGTCCCGGAGAGCTATGACGATGACCAAGAAAATACCGAATAGCACATAATTAGTTTGGTATAGGGAACAGGCTATGCTACTATGCCCCATATTACGACAGGAGCCGCACATGACAGAGAACAAGAGCAAGCGCGACGAGCAGCGACAGAAATCCAATCTGGCGTATATTGCCAAGAAGGGCTGTAACAAATGCTACGGACGGGGATATACGGCCTACCAGAACGGATCACCGGTCCCGTGCTCCTGCGCGATCGCCAACTATGAAAAGCTGAAGCGGGCGCAGCTGGCCGGAGCGATCAACCGCCTCGAAAAAGGCCACGACTCCTTCTGGTGCCGCCTCCGGGATGCAGCCAAGGTGCTCTTTGGCAAGGCCGCCGCCGTCAGCTTCCGCAAGAGGGTCCGGGCATGAGCGAGGAGTACGTCGAGATACCGATGAATGCAGCAGACTTCCGCCGGATCGCCGTCTCGGTCCTCGAAGGGATCGCACAGGACGCCGCTCGGATCGGCAGCGCCAAAGGCTTCGACCAGAGCATGCACCGGACGCAGATCACGCTGATCGCGACAGAGATCGTCGAAGCGCTGGAACACGTCTCGGCCAGCAAGAGCTACGGCGTCGATCTGGCATCGGTCAAGCTGGTGCAATGCATGGAGGAGCTTCGCCAGTACCAGCGAGACGCCACCAACCACAGCGACCAGTCCCGCATCGGCANCCGCGCCAAGNTNCTCGAAGANCTGGCCGATGTCGTCCTGCGGGTACTGACCTACGTCGGCGGCAACGGCTGGTCGCACGAATTCGCTGCGGCGCTGATGGACAAGAACGATGCCAACCGGGACCGGCCGATTCGACATGGAAAGGCATTCTAACGATGCACATCAACGGACGGACCGTCTACACAAGCGTGCTCATGGTCGACACCATCGAAGTCGAGGAGCAACTCACCTTCCGACAGCGCTGGATCGAGCCGCTNCTGCACGGCATCACCATGCCATTCCAGCCTTGGGTCAAGACGCGAATGGTGACCAAGAACGTGCCGAGCCGCGCCATTTACGAAACACCGCAAGGATTTATCATGCACCCGGCGATGCTCGCGGAGCTGAAGCGAGCGATGCAGAGCAGAACAGAGGACGCCGCGCCGCCATTCCGGTGCGCTCCGCCGGGCAAAGGGCAATAGCGATGTGCTGGCTGAAACGCGGATGCATCCCAAAAACCAAATCATGCGAGCTAGTGCGTACCCTGTCGCCGGAAGAGGTCGCCGAGTTGTAGAGCCAATACCTGCCGCCGGTCCCC